AATAGAAGCGGCTAATATGAAGCGCCAAGGAGTTAAACGAGGTGTAGCTGATGTGATCCTTCAGATACCGAAAAAGGGATATGCTTCTCTTTGTCTAGAGTTTAAGACATCTACAGGTAAACAGTCTGCAGAGCAAAAGGAATACCAGCGCCAGGTTGAGATGGCCGGGAGCAAATATGTAATTGTTCGGAGTGTGGAGCAGGCTATCCGAGTGATGCAGCAGTATTTGGGGAAATAAATAAAATAGTATGGATTTGGTCTTTTATATATTATAGGAAAAGATATGGCTAGAGGTCGGAAAAGTTTATTTCGGGAGGAGTATATTCAACTAGCGGAGAATTATGCTTTGTTAGGAGCTACCGATGACGAATTAGCTGATTTCTTTGGTGTATCCAAGCAAACTCTCAACAAATGGAAGAAAGATTATCCGGAATTTCTTGACTCCTTAAAAAAGGGAAAGGATATTGCAGACTCTAATGTTGCTTCGAAGTTGTACAACCGTGCGATCGGTTACGATTTCGAGGAAACGCATACTGTCCGCAAGAATGGTCTGGTTGTAGGAGAGAAGCATATCAAGAAGCATCAGCCGGCAGATACAACAGCAGCGATATTTTGGTTGAAGAACCGACAGCCGGAGAAGTGGCGCGACCGGAAAGAGTTGCAAATCGGTAATAAGCTGGGCGATGACCTAGAGAGTATGACAGATGAAGAGTTAAGAGCTATTATCCGTGGCGAAAAAGAACAATCGGGAAATATTAATACAACAGGCGAAAGCGGCAATATTACTGAGGAGACGGGAGGCGAATAATGACTTTTGGTCATATTGCCTTTACCATGATCCTAAGTTCTTTGCCAAGCGACTATTCCTGAAGAAGGTCGCTGACGCTTTTACGCGGGTGTACGAGTCATATATGGCTGGTAACATCCGCCGGCTTGCTGTGTCTATGCCGCCGCGAGCTGGTAAGTCTTATATTTCTTCTTTGTTCATCGCATGGATGCTGGGGCACTTCCCGGAGGAGTCGGTTATGCGTAACTGTTGTTCCGATACCCTGTATAATAAGCTATCCTATGATACGCGCGATATTGTCCGGTCGTCCCGCTTTAAAGAAGTCTTTCCTGATGTAAAGCTGCGTGGCGATAAGCAAAACGTTCATGGCTGGAGCTTGGATGCTGCCCGGCAGGTAAGCTATTTCGGTGCCGGTGTAGGCGGTACGGTGATCGGCTTTGGTGCTTCTATGCTGGCCATGACCGACGACTTGTATAAGAATTTGGAAGATGCACTATCTGACACCAATAACGAAAAGGTTTGGTCTTGGAAGCAGGGAACACATGATTCCCATATCGAAGAGAACTGCTGCTCGATTGACATCGGTACCCGCTGGTCGGCCACAGACGTTCTCGGCCGTATGGAGGAAATGGGGAAGTATGACGAGATTATTCGTATCTCTGCCCTGGATGAAAACGACGAATCGTTCTGCGAGGATGTTCATACAACCGAGTATTACCTAGAGCTGCGGGAAGAAACCGAAGATATGATCTGGTGTGCTGAGTATATGCAGGATCCGATAGTACTACCGGAAACTAAGGGAAGAATACAGAATAAACAACACTAATATTTTAAAGCTATGACAACAGTTATCATCATTCTTAGCACTATGGCCATCTTGGCTGTCCTTCTGTACAAACCTATAAAAGTCCGAAAAGAACGCGACCTTCGGCTTTACTGTTTTATGAAAGCCAATAGGCATGAGGAAGCCTTGGATTTGTATGATTTCCTTTCAAAGAAAGGAGACCGGAAACTCCGAAAGAAACTGACAAAGATCTGCCTCAATGGAGGAAAAAACTATGCTGAGTTAGTTCTTTACTATATCAACCATGGCAGATATCCACCTATTCCTGATCCCGAAGATACCTCTGAAAGTAAGACATGAGATCGCATAGCTGCTTATATGTATCTTCCGATTTATTTCCAGGGTATATACTATACTCTTTTGAAGGGAAATGCTTCATATAAGCAAGCAGGGGGAGATGTGGATCATAATCATAGACCAAATGATAAAAATCCATTTCAATCCTCTTCAAAACATCGGAACGGAGATAGATGGAATTTGGAGGAAAAGGTTTATCCCATTCTTCTTGAGCCTCTTTCAGCAATGCTGAAATCGAATCAACATAATATTCTAAAGTTTTCATAAGCTTTATTTTTAAGAACCGGCAGTTCTGCATTACGTTTCTCAGGCCTAAGACAGGCTGCCGGTTTAGTTCATAAATATTGAAATATTTAAAACATTACAAATATGACTAAAATCAATCAGACAAACAAACAATTTACTCCGAATGTAAAAAAATTACCGCTTAAGGAGTATTACAACTCACTTCCCTTTGCAAAAAAACATGTAGTAGTTATTTCCAAACCACGTGAAGAACTAGCGCTAGCCATAGCTAATGCCTGCGGGAAAAGCCTAATGACTGCAAAACGTTGGATATATGGCTACTCAAAACCATGTCCTGCCGAGAAAGAAAAAATAGCAGAATTACTCAGCTCCTCAGTTGATAATCTTTTTCCACAAAACAAGGAGGTCGAAGCATGATCAAACTAACAGATATGGAATTTTATCAAACTCCCACGGGGGGAATAATGATTCATGATGCATCAGGCCCAAGAAAACTTACAGAACATGATCGGGATTTCATTACAGCAATGATTGATAAAATCTTTGATTTTTACCCGGGTTCATTAAAAGGAGCCTCAGAAGAATATATCAAGTATAGATATAATATTCCTCTGTACGAGTATAAAATGGTTTCCAGAATCATTAAATGTAATTGGGGCAAATTTGATAGCACAATGGATATTGATCGATTCGGGAACTTCAATTTCGAAGAAGTAGAATGCCCTCTTCGCGGAGAATGCCGATGGGAAGGAGTTATATGTAAACCTAAATTCAATAGCAATCTTTCCGATAGAGAAAGAGAAGTAATGCAATTACTCTACGAAGGTGCTACTGATGAAGATGTGGCAAACCGTCTATGTATAAGCATAGAAACCGTAAAAACGCATAAACGTAATGCTTTCCGTCGAACAGGCGTACACTCACTACCTGAGTTTATTATCTATGCTCGGGACAAAAAATTATTCATGTAAAATCAATCTATTCAATAACTAAGCAAGGCGTCCCAGGTAAAGCGTTACCGGGTGTTTACAACATAAAATCCGACTCGAAATCTCTACAACCCAAAGTATTAATCGTAAACGGCATTGCTTAAAATGGAAGATAGAACAATAGAACAAATCGTAACCGCAGGCATAAAAATTGGCACAATTGCGACGCTGAAAGGCTTAGGCCTTCTTTCCGAAGTAGTGACTGCCGCTGATGCTGAACGGGAATACTCAAAGAAATTGATCGAAGAATGGCGGGCTAAACGCTGGATTATCGGCTACCCGACCGGAAACTCTCAACGCGGGAAGTATTACTTCAAACGCTCTGAATTAGAGAACGCTAGTGCAATGGATATATTAGGCAACGCACTTCCGGCAAACAAAATTTTCAAAAACATATTTTGATGAAAATCGACTTATTGAAACTCGGGAATTTCCTGAGGGTGGGAACGTCTGTCCTTTTTGCAGTCTTTGCTGTGATCTGTTTTATTGGCGTTTTGAAAGGTAACTACCTGCATATTATATCAATAGCAGGATTCTTAAGTATGGCATACTGCCTTTTAAATGAATGGTAACAAAAATACAAGCAAATGGAAATTATTAATCAACTAAAATCATAATCATTATGTCAAATCAAATTCAAATCAAAGTGTCTGAACTCAATCAGCTTAATCCGCTCATGATAGCGGATGATAACCGGGTAGAACAAAAGTTTATCCTTATGTACAATGCGATCTGGGGAACCGATCAAGGAACGCAGATCTACGAAAAGGAAAAGTTCAATTTTCGGAAGATATTACAGGATAAACCGGAACTACAAAGATGTTCTCCGTTGTCCTTATACGGTTGTTTCCTGGATATCGCCGTAAACGGTCTGTCTCTTGATCCCACAGGACGCCCCCATTGCTATATTCTTCCCCGTAGTACGAAGACCGGCTATAAGGACAACAATGGTAACGATATCTACGAACTGCGTGCTTATCTTTCCATCACTGGCTATGGGGAACTGGTTATGCGCCAGCGTGCTGGCCAAATCAGGTATGTGGATAATCCAGTTGTCTGCTATGAAGGTGACACTTTCTCCCCTGGTTTAGTTGAAGGTGCAAAGACTGTTACCTATAAGGCTGCATGTCCTCGCAAATCCAACAAGGTAATCGGTGGCTTTATCCGTATCGTCCGGGCTGATGGAACTGTAGACTGGCATTGGATGATGGAAGGCGACATTAAACGCTTAGAAGCATATAGCCTGAAGAACAACCTACACTGGAATCCGCAAACCAAACGCAAAGAAGGGAATGCAAATGCACTCTATACATCCAATGATGGCGGTATTGATCCGGGATTTTTGGAAAGCAAACTGATTAAACACGCATTTGACGGATATCCCAAAGTTCGAACCGGAAAGTTTACAATATTCGAAACACAGGAAGATCCGCAAGATATCGACTACGGGGTGGAGGAAACAACCGCTATCCAGACCTATCAAACCGGACAGCAACCGCAAGCTCTCCAGCCCAATTCGGAAAATTCTTTGCTAGGATTCGGAGAACAACCGCAAGAGGAACCGGTTCCCGTATCAGGTATAACAGCCCAAATGTCACAAGAAGATGAAGATGCCGGATTTTAATAAACTCAATCAATCATTTAAAAATTTATCACAATGGATACACAAGCTAACAATTCTCTTATCAAAGTGGAAGAATTCAATCAGATCATGCAATCGGCTCCTGCCACCTTGCAACGCAATCAGGCTTCCGTATCGGCATGCAATCAAACCGGCCAAGCACTTCTGGACACCATTGAAGCAGAAGGAGGTATTAGCTCAGATGAACTGGATGCAACGGTCTCAAAGTATTTGGAGAAGACGAAAATAACAGTCGAAAACATGAACAAGCGTCGCAAACCATTAACACAACTTCTGGCCACAGTCAGCAAGTCATTTACATCTTTGGAATCAGCTATCGATATCAAATCGGTAACAACTATTCCCTATAAGCTCCAGCAGGCTCGCAATAAATATGCAGCTAAAAAACTGGAAGAACAGAAAAAACGTGAAGAGGAAGCTCGTAGAATCCAGTTAGTCGAAAATGAGAAGGCTCAATATAAAGCGGATATCACTTTATTGCTAGACACTACTTATGCCAATTATGTAAGCAGGCATATCAAAGCCCTGAGTGGAATGTATGATCATGCAACGTTAGCATCTTACAATGACGTTTGCAGACAAATCAAAGAAGCTAATGTGACTTTCAATTGGACCGATTTCGCCAATAACGTAAAAGATACTTTCCAAACCTTTTACATGGACGCGGCCACCCGAACAGGCATAAAAAACGAATTAGCATCCATTAAAAAAGTTGAATACACAAAGCGTTATTCTTTCGAATTGGAGGATTTGAAACAGTCCCTGATCGATCGCCTTCCCTCTCTTCGAAAACAGTTGGAAGAACAGGAAGAATTGCGCCGAACAAATGCGGTAGAAGCTGCTCGTCAGGAAGAGCAACGCAGGAAAGAACAACAGGAACAACTCCGTAAACAAGAAGAAGAACGCAAGCGCCGAGAGGCAGAAGCCAAAGCAAAGGCTGAAGCTGAAAAAGCGGCAGCCGAAGTACAGGCTGCATTTGATTTCTCTGCTGCCAGCATGCCTTCTACTCCGACAAAGGCAAAGGTTAAGAAGAAGATACAGATTACCAACCCGCAAGGGTTTCTACAGGTATATCAGATGTGGTTTACTCGCGAAGGCATAAATATGTCAATGGAGGATTTGGAGAAGGTACATAAGAAAATGCTCACCTACTGCGAGAAGGTCATGAACAAAGATGGTGAAGAAATAAAATCTGTCTTTGTGAAATACATTGATGATGTAACAGCTAAATAAAATGGGAAAGAAATTTTACCTCACAAGCTGGATCAACTTCGGTAAGTACCGGAGTAATCCAGCCCGGCTGAAGTCGATCATTGAAACCTCAGAGGGTCGGAAATGGCTACGCTGGATGATTGCTAACACCGCCACATTCGAGTTCGACAAACTAGTATTAGACTACCTAGAACAACAGGAAGAAGATGCAAGACACGTATTACAGCCGGTCTGAAGTCAGTAACTCAGACCTGACAGAACTAAAAAACCACCTCTATCCCCGTACACAATATGGGGATAAGGAAAAGGCTTTCAAATTTGGCAGTCTGGTTGATGCAATGCTGACGGAGCAGGAACGGGTACGGTATGACAAGCGGATGGTGGACGATGTATTGTATTCCGGCGAAGATTGGGAGCTGGCTCTGGCTATGATCAAATCGCTCCGGATGGAAGCACGCCGGGATCAGTTCCTGGCACAAGTGCTGGCAAAGGCAGAGACACAGCGATTCATGGTAAACAAAGCTCAAAAATTCCAGTATGGTAACTTTGAGTACACTCTTGATACCCGGTGTAAATGGGACTGGTGGTTACAGGCCTTTGGATTCGGTGGAGACTTAAAAACGACCTTCGCCCAATCTCAAAAACAGTTCGACGAAGCCGTGGATTTTTTCGACTGGGACCGTTCCCGCGCCTGGTATATGGATATTGCCGGAAGCCGTCAGGATTTCATATACGGGATATCTAAAAAGAACCAGAAGATATTTAAGGTCTTCATCAAGCGCGATGATCCTATCTATCTGAAAGGTAAAGAAAAATACGACGAACTCGCATTCCGCTGGTGGATGCTAATAGAATAAAAAATATGAAGAAGTTTTTTAAACAAGTCATTGCCTGGTTCATCCGGGTATTATCGACTAAGTGCCCAGAATGCGGTGCACCAATGGTCGTAAAAAAATACCAGACAACAGTCAAAGGAGAATGCTTTCCTGTCCTCCATTGTACCGGTTGCAATCATGAGTATATCTTAAAATAAACAGAATGAATCTGAATATTACACCGATCGAGAGTATTGCCGAAGAATTAGCAGTAATCGACTCTTATCTGAATATCACAATGAGCGAAGATGTCCAGGAAGCTGTTCTCCGAGGAAATGACTTGGCTGTCTATATCGCTCGAACCGGAAAGCTGCTGGCCGATGCCAAGTACTTTCTAAACGGAAAAAAGAAGTCCGAGGTGTTCGATACGCTCCGAGAAACAGCTAGCCGGGCAGGTGCTACATCCAAAGCCGTAAATGCGATCATTGATAGCTTATGCAAAGAAGAGCAATATCTTGTTGATTGGTGTGAGCGTTTGAACCGTACCGCGACACATCAATTAGATTGGTGTCGTACCCTTATCAGTAAAGCCAAGGCGGAAATGTCCCTGGCTCCACAAATGTACAATAATAACAATCCTAAATTTTAAATGAACATGGAAGAATTAGTAAAAGAACAACCAGTGTACGAAATCCAAAAAGTAAAGGTGAAGAACAACCAGCTTACAGCTGAGTACACTGAAAAGTTTATAGATGCGAACTATAAAAACAACATCATGAAAGAGTCAGAACAGTTTATTCATTCTGACCTGCGTTATGCCCTGGATCGTCTTAAACCGCATGCCGTAAAAATTTGCGAAATGCACGAAGCTACCCTGGTTAATGTTGCCGAACCGTCCGATGATGATCTAAACGAAAAGTTGAAAAGCATCATAATTACCGGATACAGCAAAGGTGGCAACGACGAGTCTGCCGGTGCATCAATTCAGGCACAAAAGCTGCTGAAAAGCGGACAAGTACTGAATCTCTCGGTGCCGTTTACAAAATACGAGGATGAATCCGGCGACGGCTACCCGTATGGCGCGGAACTGAAGGAAGCTATCGACCGATGCAGCTACGAAGTAGACGCTTATCTCTTTGAAGGCAAATGCGGAATCAAGCAAGAGTCATTCGATTTCGATGCTCCGGAGGAATCCGATATCACGGGCGAAATAGAAGAAAAGCCCAAAAAACGCGGCCGCAAGTCCAAGAAAGAGCAAATGAACGAGGCCGCAGAAGAAGTTCCGGCATTTGACCCTTACGCTTAATCATTTAACAAATATCACTATGTTAATTACACTGCAAAATACTCAATATGGGAGCTATTACGCAGTCAAGTTTGACCGGTACCGTCAGCAGGTAGTAGATAAATTTAAAGAATCTATTACCGTTGACGGCCGCCGGTGGGACAAGGCTAGCGGAGCATGGATCGTTCCAGCAACCAACAAAGGCAAAGCAGAACTAGATCAGTTCTCTTACTATATCAAGCACTTTGAACCTGTTATCTGGGGAGATCAGAAAGCCGTAAAAAGCGATGAAGATGTAGCCTATACACTACCGGACATGCCGGATCTGGATGGCGATCATGGGTTAAAAATAGAGCCTTACCCCTATCAACTCCAGGGGATCGCTAGAGGGCTCCAGCTGAAGCGCTTTATTAATGGCGATGATATGGGACTCGGCAAAACCCTAGAGGCTATCGCTACGATCAACAAAGCAAATGCTTTTCCCTGTCTGGTTATCTGCCCGAATGTGGTTAAGATAAACTGGCAAAGAGAATGGGCGAAGTTTACCGATAAAAAAGCTATGGTCTTAACTGACTCTGTTCGCGAAAGCTGGCCATTCTTCTGGCAAACCGGCATGAATCAGGTTTTCATTGTAAACTATGAAAGTCTACGAAAGTATTTCGTTCGTAGGATCACAAAGTCTGAAAAATGGACTCTTAAAGATGTAGAGTTCCATCAGACGATAAATCTATTCAAATCGGTAATTATAGACGAATCCCACAAAGTAAAGTCTACATCTACTCAGCAAAGCAAGTTTTGTAAGGGCATCGCTTCCGGAAAAGAGTATATCATTCTACTTACCGGCACACCGGTGGTAAACAAACCAAATGATCTTGTATGCCAGCTGGGGATAATGGACCGAATGATCGATTTCGGAGGATGGAAATATTTCATGAGTAGGTACTGTTCCGGTCCAAATGGGGCATCCAACCTGAAGGAGCTAAACTTTATGTTGTGGAAAAATTGCTTTTTCCGCCGAGAAAAGTCCAAAGTACTTACCCAGCTCCCGGATAAAGTTCGACAGGTTATGAGTTGTGATATCACTAATCGAAAAGAGTATCAAGATGCCGAACGTGACCTGATCGATTACCTGAAGCGATACAAGGAAGCAGACGACGAAAAGATTCAAAAGTCGCTAAAAGGAGAAGTGATGGTCCGTATCGGTATCTTGAAAGATATTACCGCACGTGGTAAGTTGAAAGAGGTAATCGATTTCGTTAAGGACTTTCGGGAGAACGGGAAAAAGATTATCCTATTCTGTAACCTGCATGAAATCGTAGATCGATTACTTGCCGCCTTTCCTTCTGCCGTATGTGTCACCGGACGGCAGAATATGGAAGAGAAACAGGCCTCCGTTGATGCCTTCCAAAAGAATCCGAAGACGGACGTTATCATCTGCTCCATCAAAGCGGCCAGTGCCGGTATTACGCTCACGGCCGCCAGCGATGTTGCCTTTATCGAACTTCCTTGGACGTATGCCGAATGCGATCAGGCTGAAAGCCGGGCACACCGTATCGGGCAGAAAGACTCGGTGAACTGCTACTATCTGCTCGGTCGCCGGACGATCGATCAGAAGCTCTACCGGATCATCGAAGAAAAAAAACACATCAGTAATGCTATTCTTGGTGCCGAGGACAATATACAAACTAACATTGTCGATATGATGGCACACATGTTCGACGAAACAGAGGAGGGTGAATGATGAAAGAGAACCTAAATGTTGATAGAGTTAAAGAGCAGAGAGATGCTACAAGTACCCGAGGAGGGATTGTACAAAGTGTATTAAATATCCTTGTTTCAATGGCCAGGGAACAAGGATGCATCAAGTCAATTTTGCCGCATACGGTTGTAAACAATATAGTAATCATGAGGTATGCTCTGAGAAACCAGGACAAAATAAGAAACGCATTAGGAGAAGATCTTCTTCTGCGAATATTGGAAAGTCTTAAACAAGGCTTTGAACTGTGGGATGACAACATAGATAAGCAAATCGAATCTGTAGAAGGTCATCCCTACCCTATTCTAACACTTAACGATGCACAACATTCTTCTAATGTTATTGCATTCTATGTGGTAAAAAAGCAATACAATGTTTACACATTAGCATTTAAGGAATTTATTGGTTAACTAATATTTAAAAAGAACTGAATATGAAATGGATCGGAATTGCATTGATATACATTGCATTCTTTGCTTTGATAGGAACTGCATGCTATTGTTCAGATAGTGCATGGCCACTGTTAGTACTAGTTTTTACACCTGAAATTAAAATAAACGATGGTAACAACATTTGATAGTGGCTATAAGGTCAACAAACCGTTTGCGAATTTTTCAACACATAGATCAGGATTCGGGGAGTACACCAAGGGCAGGTATGTTTGTCAAACAGGATTCGTATTGATTTACAGTGACGATAAGTGTGCCACTTTTGATTACCTCCGATCCGGTAGAATATATTCTAGGACTATTCACGGAAAAATCTTTACTCAAAAGAGCCTAGCTATCACAGCGGGAAAATTTGCCCGTCAGGTTGAAGCGATGTTTGAATAAAGAAAGGCAGCGCCTCACAGCGCCACCCTCTCATAAGCAAAAACAAATATATTAAATAACGACAACTATGGCAAGTGAGGCATTGAATAAATATATAGAAAAACGTTACGACAGGTGGCTGGATTACGCTAAGTATCACTGCTCACTTGCTGGTATGACAAGTGAAGCGATTGACGTATTGAACGAGGTTATGTGCATGTTACTACAGAAGGATCCGGAATACATTTCCCGGCTCATGGACTCCAAGCAAGGTAAATATACAGAACTTGATTTCTATATCCTGCAAATGATAAAACTGAACATAACCTCCGATACGTCTCCCTACCGGCATAAGTACAAGCCTATACCGGTAGACGACAATGTAGACTGGCGACGACTGAACATTATCGACGATCAAGAAGAAGTGCCAGATAAGAACGAATATATACGTGATCGATTGCAGGAAGTAAGAGAAATACTTGATAGTCTTGAAATATCCGAAAGCGCAATCAGGATCTTTACCTGGAAGTTCTTCGCCGGAGAAGCATTTGCCGACTGGCCGGGACCGGAAAGCAAAAAAGAATTATATGAAATATACAAAAGAGTATTCAAAGCAATACTTGATAAAAAAGATGGGAAATTACTATTTTGATAAAAAAAGAGCGTCCGAATATCACTATCCGGGCGCCCAACCTTAACTATGAAAAAATTTACGTTTTTCGTTTGTAAACATACGAAATATACTCTTCTGTTATCCGCTGAATTGTATGTTATTCAGCTGAATTACCATTTTCCTCTAATATCTTTTTGAGCCTATATAGGCTACGAATATCAGCTTCAAATGTAGGATTGGACCAATTTCTTTTGACCTAATTGACTTGTACATCAATAAATTTACGTAAGTCGAATATATACTCACAATTACTCAGTCTTATTTCGTTGAATGTTAATTGGTAGGTCTGAAACCAGGCTATTAGTTGTTTTAATTCTTCGGGCATATTTTAATCTCCTTTCAAATTTTAAAATAAGATGTTATTGTCTGATATAAGTTCCATTTACATATGGACCTTTTGATCCTTCTGTTCCAAAAGAATTTGGATCAGAAAAACCACTAACTTTAAGTGTATTCCCATCTTCAGACAAAATTCCTATTCCTTTTATACCACTGATAGTTAATGTTGTTCCACTATAGGTATAGTTCAACTCTGAGTTCATATAAGGCTTATGTTTCCATATTACTATCCCATAGTTTGTAAACTCTAGTCCATACTTTGTTGTTCCTTGCATTTGCCATGTTCCAACAATACTTGCTTTTTCAATATTGGAACCTTCTTCTATATCAAGACTATTTTCTTGGCCAGGACAATCGCATTTTTCACAACTGGTTAAAAATACAACTAAAATCAAAGACCATAATAAATAGATTTGTCTAATGCGATTCATAATATTCAGTTCAAAATGTTAAATCACTCACAAAAATAGAAATTATCTACCAAAACAAAATGAGTTATTCCCTAAAAGACACCGTTGGTTGCTTTATTTTTCATAAAAAAACGCCCTACCCTCACAGGCAAAACGGGCACACTAGTATTAATATCAAACAAACTATTTCTTTCGACGAACCTGGACCCGCCAATACAGCAAAGCTGAGATCAATCCACCTACAAGTAAAAACCACCAGATCCAGCTTGGGATCAACCAGGTATTAGTCTTTACGCTTTCTTTCTTCTTTTCAACTTCCACCTGACTACCATCTTCTTTCTTTAATTGTATGGTAGCAGATCCGGATTGTTCAGATTTAACCGACTGCTCATCTTTCTGCCGGTTTAAATCAACTTCGGTTGTCCGGACCGGGAATTGCTGACCGACACTGTCTGGCACCGACCATTCAGTTACGATAATATGAGCATGTAGCCTTTCATTTGATAGAAGCTGTTCCAGACATAAAACGCTATCCTTTCGCAATAGGCTATCAGATAGACTGACAGATGTAGACATATGCCTTTCTACATCCGTAGAACGCTTAGAGGTACCGCAAGAAATGAACAGCACTATACATATATATAATAATGTATATTTCATGGCCGGACAATTACAGGTTTCAAAAATGATTTGTATTCTTCCCGAACGTCAAAACAGGGACACACCTTGATAAACTCAAACGGCTCAACTATGCCGTTATCGTTTAGGTCCGGTGACGTATCGCGATGTCCGAGTAGTTCGGCGATGTCGTACACCTGACAAATATCGTTTATCAGATCGTCCATTGCCGCTTTCTGTGCCGGGGTCCGGGTATCAGTCGGTCTTCCAGAGGCGTCCAGACCACCGATATAGCAAATTCCGATACTATGATCGTTATAGCCAATACAATGTGCCCCTGCGATCGTAAGTGGTCGACCGGTTTCTACAGTTCCGTCCAAGTCAATTACATAGTTATAGCCGATCTGATTGAACCCGCGCGCCCGGTGCATACGGTCAATGTCCTTTGCTTTGATATCCTGTCCGACTTTTGTGGCCGAACAATGAATGATAATTGCGTCAATCTTTTTCATTTTTTCCCTCCTTATCTTTTAAATCTAATTTTCTCCGGGGTGGAATCCTTCTTCCACATTCACTGTCCGGACGATCACACCTGTTATGTTCCGCATCCTTTAGAGCAAGTTCGGCCTCATGTCTTTTATGTATCTCATCAAGTTTAGCCGACTGTTCCTGACGGAGTTCGACATACAAGGCGTCAATCTTCAAATCGCGTTGGGTAATACGATCTTCCAACCATCCGACTTGATTTTTTTCATTGGTAATCTCTAACGCATCGGCTGCCGCATCTTCTTTACGAGCGTCTGTTTTTCGATTCGCCCAGGCCCGGACCGCCCATTTGATCCCCTCTATCCCTCCCATCGTACCGATGATTGTTATTATGTCCGTTAATTCTATGTTCACTTCACACCTCCTTCTTGATTTAATAATTCTTCTAACTCATTTATCTTATCCCGTAACTCTTGTCGGGAAACATGTATTTCGCCCATGTTGTACTCTACCGGTTGTCCGATCATTGTTGCCTCGTAGGATTTAATCACAATGTAGTCGGAGTCAGAGAGTTCTTTTTTCAGCCGATCGATCTCTTTCTCAACCTCATAAGTTTCAAGAGTATATTTAAGCTCAAGAACTCCATCTTTATAATAGTAGTTCTTAAAATAATACTTCTGATCCGGATCATTGGGGATATCTGAGATGTCATATATCGTACAATCTTCTCCGGCATACATCGTCTCATTATTAATTCCACCGGGAAAAGAGCTATTGAATTGGTAACTATTCAATACGAATCCATCACTATTCCTTACATATATTTTCATATCATACTAATTTGAAAGGCTTTGTATATACCAAGCTTTGTTGTAAAAAACTAAAACCATAAAATCTCCTCTACTCATCCATCGTGCACCATAGGATACACCAGAGGCATCGTTTTGTATGTCTCCATTATGATTCAATAACGGGGTCGTCGATGTTCCTGCAACGAGTACCCTGTACGAACAGTATCTATCAATAAAAATTCTGATTGTGTAAATTCCGTATTGTGAAGCAGATACTCCACTTTGAAAATTACCAAACATATCTTGTATCGTTGAAAATTGAGGTAATTCAAAGGTTAGATCGGCCTTTAAATCTCGAAACAGATATATACTACCATTCAACTGTGGACTATATGTCCCTCCCCCTGTTATAGGAGACACCTCTTCTATTTCCCACAACTTTCCTCTGTGCATACGACCGCCTATAGTTTCTAAGGCTAGATTGACATCTGCGTAATTTGCTTCCAGCTGTAAGGCTGTGTTTCGGTAAAAATCCCCCCAACCAGCATAAATACTCGTATTTTTGTTTGATATACCATTGTATATTCTAGCTGTTACACGTTGGTTTGAAAACAAGCTATTATTGACATTCGACCCTAAAGTTATTTGTGAAAATGACCCATCAGAGCTTTTGGTATGGCGTAATTTTATTACATTATATAAAGCATCCGCTAAACCACTCGTATAGCCTGTTAACCATCCATCTTCTATTGTAAATTTACCGATTTTAGCTCCATTTAGTACTTTTAGCCTACTTGTTTCAATATCAAGGGCTTCTATCATTTCTGCCGTAATTCCTTTCGCTACAATTGCTGCTGCTTCGAGCAGTACAGTATTAATTTTGCCGTTTTTGACAACTGTATTACCGGCATCAGCAGCTGCTTCCAATGCGGCATAACTAGTATACCCCAAACGTTGAGCCAAAGAATCTTTAAAAGAATCAGGGACATTTGAAGCCGCATTATCCGAATAGCTTTTAAGCGTATCCTGAATAGCTTTATTGGCCGTTTCCACGGCTGTGTTAAATGAGGACATGGCTGAATTGAATAATGAAAACTTGCTGTCGACGTTATTCTTCTCAGCAACTGTCGTTTTACCATCAGAAATAGCACTATTGATTGCCGACAGTAGATTGTCAATCGCTCCAAACAGAGTCACCTTTGCATTGAGTAATCCCGATTTTGCGGTACCGGTCAAGTAGCTATTGACATATAACTTATTGTAAGTAGCTTCTACAGCTGCCTTATCGGTTTTTACCGTATTGATGTACTTTTCGATAGCCTTGGCCTCTGACTCCTGTATTATGCCATCAGAAAAAGCGCCATCTATGTAATTTCCCAAGCCTGATACAGATTGTTGAGCTTGGTTCGCTGAAGCCTGGGCATTGCTGGCGGCCGTAAAGGCCTCTTTTCCTTTTGCCAGAGCTTCGTCCGAATAGCTTTTAAGCGTATCCTGAATAGCCTTATTGGCAGCCTCCACCTTTGATTTATAATCGGCAATAGCATTTTTGTAGGCAGTAAACTTACTATCGACATTGTTTTTCTCAGCCACGGTTGTACGACCGTCGGCAATAGCGTCATTTACCGCTTTAATAAGATTGGTATGGGCACCATTGTAGGTAATCTTCGAGTTTAACAGGTCAGTCTTCGGAGAACCTAAAAGATATATATTGGAGTACAACTTCGTATAAACAGCGTCCGCGTCAGCTTTCTCCGTATTGAGAGTATTGATATATTTCTCTATCGCTTTAGCTTCAGCCTGTTCTATAACTCCGTCTTTAAAGGCTCCATTCACGGTTCCTTCAAAATCGGTCAAGGCTTTACTCGTTTCGTCTATTTCTCTAACGGCATCGTCAATTATCTTTTTTGCGGCCGGCCATTCCTTTATATTTTCTAAACCAGACGTTCCTTCACCAAACAAAATCTTTCCCGAAATCGTGGCCCCATTTTTTGCGATAATATGGGCATTCACCAAATCAACTACCAATCGAGCCAACTTGTCCTTAATAACACCGGTCGTGATCGTCTGCCCGGCTATCTCTGTAAAACCATAGTTAGGGTTCCAGGAGCGAATACTATCCTCCGGAGTATTCAGTACGCCAATCCAAAAATGGTAATAACCGGCTTCTGCCTCTAGCTTAATCTGCCGTTCAGAGACAAATATAGATCCAGCACTACCCTCCTTCGGACACTTGGCATAAACATAATAGGCCAATGAATTACTAAGTCGGAAAGATGCCGCCGGGATAGACCATTCCCTGACTGTTTCGCTTACTGTGAAATGAACCAATTCTCCAGCTGTATTTTTGAAGTAGTTAGGATCGTTATCGGCATTAGGAATAAACTTCACTCCAATCAAATCCATCTGCTGAGAATTGGTTCCTACAATCAGTTGAGCAGTATGCACGGCTAATGGCTTGATGAGCTCCGTAAAATAATCCCCCTCCGGATCGAACATCATACCTAACGTCTCCATCACATCACGCCATGACCGCTTAGTCCACTCGCGGACCGGCTTAACTTTATCCTCGATCTCATCCGGGAATTTATCGACATCATTTACCAAGTCCTTGAAGCCATTACCCTGCAGGAAGTCAGATAAAGTCAACTCGTATCGATACGCCGGCTTGTCGTCATTTTCGATATAACGCTTAACTTTCGTGACCCGAATCTCTCGATCAATCTTTAGCTGATCGGAATAAACCCCAACCATCTGCCCACAGGCAATGAATAGATTCATTTGTCGAAACAGCACTTCATCGCATTTCCCTCTCAGCTGGATACGCTTTTCGCAATGTTCGTCGAGCCAGGTCTGAGCTTCTTCCGCTAGTTGGCTAGAGGCATTATCAATATAGACCTGTGGCATCTTTATGCCGGTAAGGATAAACTTGTCACCGACAGCGAAGTTGATATCGCCAGGGACCGTCAAAGCATTTTCCTCTTTGTTTTCTTTGAGCTTAAATTGCTTTATCTTGTCATCCACACTCTCTTTGACGATAGCCAGATCATATCCGGCTAGACCACCGTCCTGGAATGTGACGATTGCCTCCACTTCATCCAATAAACAGTCTTTCAAATTAAAGTCAATACCGGATGCTTGTAATGTCAAATCATCGATCTTCGTAGTCACCAAAAATTCGCCTTTCGGAAAGATATGATCAAACTGTATCTTCTTCTGCCCTAGTCGTCCATACTTGTCGGTATTCTTCGACATCTCTTTCAGGCCGCCTGGTAACATCAAATAGTCTGCACCGTAATCCGGCCCCAAGTTTTTATCTGAGCCGTAAGGGTAAATAACCGTGGTCGGTCGTTCTTCATCGACAGACGATACTTCCAGTTCGGTAAATCCAAGACCTTCGCCCTGCCCCAGCACAAGGCCGTTACTGTCGTATTTTCTTTTCCCTATGCTAACCGTTTTCTGGGATATCCAATACTCGGTATCAATCTGTTTAACTGTATCATCTAAGACATTCCCAACGCTCTTGTCCTTAAATGATATGGTTATGGGACGAGACTCTATACACGATCCAACTTTCCAGCCCGAATCTTCGCGGTTCATGTTTTTAACGATCAGTTCAAGGATTTGTCTTGCCGTACCGGTATAAGAGTCAAAATTCTTTTTGTACTCAGGCTTTCCATTTAGAAAGAACACGACATCTTCCAGGTCATATTTACTTGAGTAAAACGGTATATTATACTCCCAGCCAAGCGACTTCTCCCGCTTAGTAACCTTCTCCTTATACCGGATCTTGTACCTTTCACCCTCACATTCCACGTAATCACCGACCTCAAAATCAATAACATCACGGGACAAGAAGTTTAGGGTAAGCGTTTGCTCACCCATGATCTCATCAACCGTGAAGCTATTATTTTTCAGATAAGCATCACATAATACCGTACTTCCCCGCTTAATTTTCATACTTTAAAATATAATCTTACTTTTGTGTGAGTTTGTATTATTAATTGTAATACAAATATTAGATTTAAGGTATCCGCCTTCCTGCTGTGAAGTTCGAAGGCGGAGTTTATTTACTACTTATTATAATGTATCACTTCGTCCTGTTTGCCGAACAGACCTCCAATTGCTTTGATTATATCGTAAAAACCACAACCGGATAGACCAACAGCCAAACCATATAAAAGCGATTGCCACCACACGAGATCATTGAGTAATGGAGTAGCCTTTAGCAGCCAACAGATCATACAGACCACAATGCCGGTTCCGACTGAGATCAGGATCTTAATCAACTTACTATCCGAGATAGCCGGAACAACCTTTGTGATCTGTGTAACTAAGGTTGACACTACCGCTACGATACCAGTAAACGTTCCGAGGTCAATTACAATACTTGCAACAGGGTCCGTGACTACTTCTTGAGCGTAAATGTTTCCTGAAATCAAAGAAATCAAAGCCACGATTAAAAATAAAATCTTTTTCATACTACATTTTTTTAAATTAAACATTACTTTTGCTGCATACACCTCCTTCTTTGAAGGAGTTTAATATTTTGAACCGCTCTGGGTCGCGAGATTCGGGGCGGTTTTACGTTATTCCTGTTCATCATTCCACAAATCAACATCAGATTTGATATTCTGGGTAACGATATAGTACAGTACCCAGAATACAATTTCGAATATAATAAAGCCTAAGATCATTCTGCTAATCCTTTTAAACCAGGACCACTTGCTCGTCCTGCTGGACCCTCTGGACCGGGACCAGCATAACACCCTGGATGATTTCCGTCACCGTAGCACTCATTCAATGAGAAACAACGGTGACTAGCGCATTTATGTAACCAACAGCACATCTGAATTTTATCCAGATAAAAACCATGTTCTGCTAAGGTTACTTTATCCGGATTATCTCTCATCCACTTACGAATCTCATCATGTTCTTGCTTAATCTTTTCACAAAAATCTTTACCCATGGCCGGATCAGGTTCAATCGGCCAAATAAACTGACGTCCTCTATCCGTATCAACTGTATGAGACATCACGAAATACGCGAATCTTTTATCTTTATCTTCCATCGTTATCCCTCCTTTACTAAATATTCGTGTAGGTACATAAAGTTACCGGCCGTCAATTCCTTCGTTGCTTTAGAAGTGGCATCAACCAGGTCATCGAAGTCAGCATCAGAGATATAGTGCATCTCGATCTCAACTTCTTCGCCCAGAAACTCAGATGTGTATTCCCGGATATCGTCATCGAACTTCTTTGTCAGATCGTCAAGTTCTTTCTGCTCTTCCTTGGACCGGTCTTTCTTCTTCATAAGGTCATCCAGTCCGGCCGGCTTGAACTTATCGAAAGCAATCTTCATAGCTTCCTCGATTTCCTTCGAGTGTTTTCCCAACCGGACAAGGTTACGCATCATGGCCGATTTTCCAGCCTTACTCATATTTCCGAACGACACATACAATAGTGTACGATTCAAATTCACAATTTCCTCTTTCTTCATTTTACGCTGATATTTTTATGCGGCAGGGAGTTCCCAGCCGTGTTCTGTTATTACTTGCTTTAATTTTTCAATGTCTTTATGGAGAGACTTGTATCCTAGGACCGCAACACAGGCTCCTAAACCGGCATAATCTACACTGTAGAAATCTTCTGTACTATCATAAGCAACAAATTCCGGAAAAATTTTTAATAGGTCTTGTGCCGATACTCCTATACATTCCTTATTGGTTGAATCGTCTTTTCTTGTATATCTAATAATGTCCAACCTTAATACTCTTGTTATATCAGTTACTGGTCCTAGTACATTTTTTGAACGGATATCAGACCCAACAGTCCAAGCAATCTTTGTATAATTTTGATTACTACCTAAATTTATTTTATTATCACCTCCAACATTAAATTTTATATTTGAGGAAGATGAATATGTTGTTAATTCAAACGAACTCTGGCCTTGAACAATTGCGGCTCCTCCGGATGTTCGCTTAAATTGTATTGCTTCAGCTATAACACCTGATGTAATTACAATTGCGCTTGTAACATTCCCTCCACTGAATACACCAGAATCCCCTTTAGGGCCTTGCGGTCCGGTTGCTCCAGTTGCACCGCGTGCACCTGTATCTCCTTTGGGACCTTGAGGACCGGTCGCACCTGTTGCGCCTCTTGCACCTGTTGCCCCGGTATCTCCTTTGTCGCCTTTCGGACCCTGCGGTCCAGTTGCACCAGTCGCACCACGAAGACTCTGGGAATAAGTATACGTAGTCTGTCCTTCTTGACGAACGCCTAACGTATATCCGTTCCAGGTAAATTCCAGATTCTTACCAGCTGGTCCTGTCGCACCAGTGGCTCCTTTTGCTCCGGCAGGGCCCGTTGCTCCAGTAGCGCCTTTAGCCCCGGTATCACCTTTCGGCCCTTGAGGACCTTGTAGATTTACATAGCTACTCCACCCGGATGCACCGTAGATACGCAAACTGGTGCCGGACCATTGCCAATCACAGGATACACCATTTTCGCCACGCAATCCCTGCGGGCCTTGTGCACCGGTATCACCCTTTGCCCCTGTTGCCCCTTTAGCGCCAGTCGCCCCGATCTCACCTTTGGGACCGATTGGACCCTGAATACCTTGTATCCCCTGATCGCCCTTGTCACCTTTATCACCTTTGTCGCCCTTTTCGCCCTTTGGGCCAATTGGACCGACAGGACCTACCAATAAGGCTAGCTGATCCGGAGTAAACATGTCATAGGTAAATGCAGCGCCGGTATCACCTTTCGGACCTATTGGGCCTTGTTTTCCCTCAGGGCCAATAGGACCAACATCTCCCTTATCGCCTTTATCACCCTTCGGTAATACGACATTCAATAAATATTTAGGGTTTCCATTAGTATCTGTTCCATCAGGAGATAAAGAGGCAAACGGATTTTCACCTTTAGTTACCAATCCGATACTAATTTGCGGTGTTTTACCTGTAAATCCTCGTGCACCGGACATATCTACGATAAAATTGAAACTGATTACACCATCGTGTTCATTCTTTATGTAGAGTTTAGCCGTATCTGGCTCTTCTGTATCACTTCCTTCAGGAACATCAGGTATTGGTATACTAACAGCAACAAAAGATCCTAATGGGATTTTTTCATTATCGGCATCCGCTTTCATAGCTTCTACCGAAGGATATGTTTCTGCTATACTAAATGGTTTTCCCATTAGGTTTATGTCGCTCTTGACATAATCCTTTAATGTACGGTTCCAAAAGTATACATAACCAAAAGTATCGAAAATGGGCTGTTTGTCTGCAGCTTCCTGGGCAGCAGCAGCCGCCAAGTCCGCTAATCCGGCAGAGGATTCGGCTTTATCTATAGCCTCCCGGCTTTCCTGAGCACGGAGCCTTTCGGCTTCAACGCGAGCAGCTTCGGCATCCTCACGAGCTCGCTCTGCTGCATCGCGTTTACCTTCTTCCGTCTTTCGGTCCGCCTCAGAAGATACACGCAGTTTTTCAGCTTCATCTCGTCCTGTTTCGGCAGAGATACGTAATTTTTCAGCATCCCCACGATCAACTTCCGACGCTACACGATTCTGTTCAGCAATATCACGTTTTCCTTCCTCCGTAACACGGGTCTGTTCAGACTGATTACGTAAAGCTTCGGCAGCATCGCGCTTACCTTCTTCAGTAACGCGGTTTTTCTCAGCCAAAACACGGGCGTCTTCGGCATCCTCACGAGCCTGTTCCTGCGTATTCCGAGTTCCTTCTTCCCTGATGCGGGCCTGCTCTGCGTTGTCACGGATTTCTTCTGCGGACACACGCTTACCCTCTTCAGCTATACGATTCGACTCACCCTGTTCACGCAGTTCCTCGGCAGAGACCCGGGCTGCTTCGTCGGTTTTCCGTATTCCTTCCTCGGCTTTTCGTTTCTTTTCGGCATCTACACGATCTGCCTCCTGCTCTTTGGCTGTGCCTTCAAAGGTTATCAAGTCAGCAATCTTCCGATCAGCGGTTTGCTCGATCTGAGCCATCTTATCGGTGATGATTTTGGCGGCATCGGTGGCGGGTTTCTGAAGTTCGGCCTTTTCCACCCCGGTCAGATCAGAATAATGCAGTCTTAGCAAGTCGCGTTCTTCCGCAGTAAGATCTGAAAACTTCATTTTCAATTCTTCCCGATCAAAAATGCTCTTATAAGCAGAGTCTGGTTCATTTTCATACTTCAGTTGAAGAGTACCTTCGACTTTCCGGAACAAAGGTTTCTCTCCCTTCGGACCACGGATTTTTTCTAAGGAAATAAGATTTTGCCAAGTACCGGATGGCCCCTGCTTCCAAAGAATAGATGTAGCATCCACACCCAAGTAAACACTTAACCCAGGATCACCTGGTCGCCCCTTCATTGTGGAAGGCAAAGCACGTTTCGGTCTTCCAGCTTGAATGATAAGGATCATATCATTGTCGGTCACGTTCGTCGCAGCCGGTAACGCATTCGCATAAATTATATCAAATTCACCTGTCGCCATATCAATTAAATACTATAATTCTACCTTGTTCATCAGCCAATAGACCGAGTTCTTTATCCTGTAATACTCTGTACCTTGTCACGCCACCGGTGTCAACCCAGGTTACTACCGGGATCACGAGAGAGATTGTAAACCGGACCATGATGTCCGTTTCCTGCCATATCTCAACCGTATAAGACGGACAGTCTGAGTAATAGACCTGTGTTGTAGCACCTAGTGTATTAATATATAAGCTCTGTGTTCCGGTACCCGAAAGTTGGGTAAAAAAGGCATGATAGTTGTTCAGGAACTCTCCTACGCTTTTTGCCATCATCCAAAGCGATAACTTGATCGTCTTGTGTTGGGTCCGGATCGTTGTAAGGTCGATGTTACGGCCATCGGTAAAAGGATCTTTCAAGGCCGGAGTCTTCAGTATGTCTTCCAGGCCGTCATCGCACCCGATGCCGAACTCACCGAAGTCATAGCCGTTTATCGCAAACTGTCCGCGCAAGCTTATCCCACCGGAAGGATACGCTGAGACTCTAGTAAAATTATCCTCTATAAAATTTAGGTCAAGAACTGAGCAATTCCTATTCGCATTCAGAAATACCGGTAACTCGTATTTAACCCCTGCGTTCAGTCGAAGCCGGTTTGTCATACCTTCAATCAGGTTCATCTCCCGGTATCCGGTAGCAGACAAGTCAGACGTCAGCTTGTTATACCGGCGCCAGAACTCCAACTCTCCATAGGCCTCCATGAAAAAAGACAACTTGATTGTCCTGGCTTCGAACTCCACCTCCGACAGGTCCGGGACAATGCCATTCGATTCAGCCCAGTCCCGAGTAGTCACAGCTTTACGCTTCGGATATTTCAACAGGTCGTCGAAAGAGCCTTCCAACAATGTACAACCCCATTCATTTATGTTTTTTCTGTCGATTGTCATCACATTTTCACTTTTACGTTCAACGTTCCTTCCACGGCATTAACCGTCCTCTCAGAGTATTCAGACAGTTCACCTGTATGCCCTTTTATCTCATCTACCGCATCATATATCTTATCGGATACTTCTTTTAGCTTGCCAACTAATTCCTTAATGGCTGTCACATCTTTCCAGCCTTGTACCTGTAGGTCACGGATAAATTGCATCTGCTCACGGATAGATTCTATTGCAACACGTTGGGCACCCGTTTGTCCGGCCAAAAGATCTATCGATTCCTGGTTTGCTTTTGCGTAAGCCCCTTTCAGGGAGTTATCCGATACATCTTCCGTCGCCTCCTGATCTTTAGGCATCAGATCAATGCCGCTGGAACTAAAAGCCTCTTCCAACTCCTTCCATGCATCCTGAAATTGTTTACCCAATCCCAATACATTATCCTTGAAACTCTTAGCCGATTCAGCTGTCAATTTGTAATAAGTATTGCCATCCTTATCCTTCTTCTCCATCGACTTATATAGGTCATTGGTCATCTTCTCTAATGGGCCGAGTAACATATTACGACGAAGCATGTTCTGGGCTATACTGGCAATCGTTTTATCGATATTGACTTCAAGCTCTTCCAGAGCATTATCTATTGATGGATCGGTAACGGAATTTACAATCATATCTGTTATGCTTGTGAAATCCAGACCAAGAACAGTATCCTGAATCTGATCTTTAAATTCTTCCGTTTTATCAATACCTTCAGCGATGGCGTCAATATACTTACGCAGTCCTTCCGGAAGACGGGCATAAACCTCCGGCAATTTCTTCAGCGAGGCCAGCTGTTCATTAGTCATCCGGCTTAAATCAGTCGTATAGATGCCTACTTCGCGAAGTTCGTTGACATACCCTTTCAGCATCTTGTTGGCCTTGTAACCGTCGCTATGGGAAAACATACCGGAACCGGCTCTCATCGCTTCATTGAACAATGTACGGCTGGCCGCGATAGATTTGGCGATATCCTTTGTTGTGTCAATGATATTTTGACCAAACGCCATGCCTCCCAATTTATCAAGGAGGGCAACCTGGGTATCGATAAGGTCATTGATAGCATCCATATAGGTTTCATACCCTTCCACCATGGATTTATCAATTTCCTTCTTCGCAGTAAACAGATTGCTGACAACACTGACCAGTTGGCCGGCTGCCGCAGAGATACCTCCGATTAGTCCTCCCTCGGCAAATCCCTGAGCGATATTGCTAACAGCATCCAAGGCCATATCCAATTCATCAGAGATGCCTCCAAAAGCCGTTTTCAGGCTATCGGCTACATCGGCCACCATCTGCATCTTGCCCTTAAAGCCTTCTGCATACTCGATCGCCTTTTCTTTCGCTTCCTCCTCGGACATACCCAGATCCATAAAGCGCTTCTGTAATGCCTTTATGGCTTTTTCATCAATCAGGTTATTGATTGATTTCTTACTTGGTTTTGACAGAGCCTTATCATATCCTTCAACGGCGATCCTTAAAAGTTCTGCGTCTTTCTTGGACTGCTCATCCCCCATACTATCGAGAATAGTAATACGTTCCAGGGCGTATTTACGTACAATTTCTGTTTTCTGTCGTTCGGTCTCTTCGACAAAGTAGGTGTCATTGGACTTGTTTTCAAGATGGCCGAGGTCTACCTGTTCCTTAAAATCGACTGTAGACAAAGCTGATTCTTTCCGGGCGTATTCCCTTTCCGCCTGCTGCTTTCTGATAAGCATCTGGATAAAGTCCCCTTCCTCTTCTTCGCCGGCTTCCTTGGCTATTTTGATCTGCTCTTTGTAGTAGCTATCGATCTCAATCAAACGATTATCCAGTTGGCTCCGGAAATGAGAATCAACATCGTTTTGGATTGATTTCAGTTGGTCGGAATAATCCTTTGCGATATTGGCAACATCGTTGTTTCGCTTATCTTTAGCAGAGTTTTCACGATCGGTAAAAGTAGAAAGGACAGCAGGATCTTCCTTACCTTTGGCTTCTTTGATTTTCTTTTGATATTCTTCTTTCTCTTTCTGGATAGCGGCAATGGTTTCTTTATATTCCTGATCGGCTAACAGCACTCGTTTGTCCTTGCCATCTTTCATTATGGCAATACGATCGGCCTGTAGTTTTAACTCATTGTCGAGGATAGAGCGAGCAAGGTCCGCTTGAGCTTGTTTCAATTTGCCACCTTCCTTACCCGATATGCCTGTCAAAGCCTCCAGCTTACCTTTTATCTCCTTGACCTTATCTTCTGCCGTTTTTATCTCGCTGTTTTTTGCGGTAGAATCTGGCGCACGGAGTTTTTTTAAATTGACTTCAGCATCTGACAATTCTTTAGTAAGAGCGATTTTTCGCTGGAGGACAGTTTCTCCTTTTTCATTGTCATTATTCAAATCCTCTGCGGCCTTCCTTGCCGCCGTCTCATCCTTCACACCCTGAATTACTATATCTTTTGCCTTCTCATATTCTATTTTCAATTGTTCATTTCTCGACTTCAAACGGCGCAATTCAAACCACTCTCCTATAGATGTATCCATTCCACTCTTGCTATCCAATGTAGCTATTCGTGAATCATTGGTTTTCATTTCAGCTTCAATAGCATTAACATCCGCTCGCTGCTGAGCTTTAATCCTATCATCGAGTGCTTTCGCTAATAAATTATTTGCCTGCACCGAATCCATCAAAAGAAAGTTCTGAAGGGAAATATTTTTTAGTTCATCCGGATAAAGAGATTGAAGGTTTCTGTAAATTTCAACCTTCTTTGACATAAGAACATTTTCATCTTTCAAAGAGGAGAGCATACCGTCCACGCTCTCTTTTGTCTTATCTGCCCACTCACTGAGTTCTTTAACTCGCTTATTATGTGCTGCAGTAGCTTTTTCTGCGGCAGTCGCCTGTGTTGCATATTTATACAATCCGTATCCTAATGCTGCAACTGCGGCAGCTGCTAAAACATAGGGATTTGTAGCCAAAGCTGCTATATTTTTTAACAAAGCGACAGTCTGTGCTTTAATGGCATTTGTCATCAATTTACTCGTCGTTATATGCTGTATTGAAGCCAGCCGACTAACAACCAATGCTTTTGTATGGATATTCTGAGCAACAGTAGAAGCCGTTACAGCTCCTTTATAACCGATAAAAGCACCTGTAACTATTACTATTAAATCACCAAGAGATTTGATAGCACGCTCAACATCACCATTCTCAAATGCTTCATTAAATGCTGTGGCAACCTCTGAAACTTCTTTCAATATTGCTTGTCCCATTGGACGAAGAGCGGCCTGAATATTATTTGATAAAAGAGTCATTTGCTTATCAACATCATTCATCATGAGTTCAAATGCTGCAGAAGTGGCACCAGTCGAATCATTCATTGCCTTAAGATGTTCCGCCGCATCCTGGGCCTTGATCCCTGTTAAGCCAAGAACTCCATTCACAGCTTCGACCTCCGGAATTAGTTCACGTAGTTTAGACTCTGAACCGCCAGCTCTAGCCGCAATCTCCGCTAGTCCTTCCTGAAATGTGCGTGTATTGAATGCACCATCACCTAACACTTTAGATGCTCCTATTATCGAAGCCCGTATCTGTGTCATAGCTTGTGCCGTCGGAGTACCAGATTTAGTAAGCGTAGCAACAGCGGCCAACACCTGGTCCATTTCAACGCCGTAGCTGGCCGCAATTGGTGCAACCTGTGCAATAGATTGTCCCAGCTCTCCGAATGTTGTCTTACCCAGTCGAGCAGTCGTGAAAAGTTGATCCGAAACTCTCTCGGCATCCGATGCACTCAATTTGTAGGCATTAATAAGGGTAGTAATAGCATCGGCCGCCGTAGCCGTATCTGTCATACCTCCAATTGCAGATCTAGCTGCCACCTCGAGCACATTTATTCCGTCTGCCCCATCATGCCCAGCCGAAACGATCTGATATAGTGCTTTTGCTGCTTCAGGAGCCTTGACCGGTATTTCCTGAGTAATCGCCATTACCCGGTTCATAAAGTCAGTCATACTGCCTTCTACCTGCGTAGAGATCGTCGCCACTTCCAGCATGTTCTTTTGAAACTCTTTTTCGAAGTCATAAGAGCTCTTAGCAGCACTGGCGAACGCCGTTGCAGCACTAATCCCAATGCCGGAAAAGACATCGAACGATGTAATCTGTCCGGCCATCGCCTTAATTATCCCCATTGCCTCCCGGCGACCAGCGTACAAACCGGAGTTATCAACACCGGTAGCCATGTATAAAGCTCCGTCCCTGTTTACTATACCCATAGAAATGTTTATAGTAAAATATAAACAGATCAATAAAAATTTCGGACAAATAAACTTCCACATTTGGGAATTATATTATATCTTTGCATCAAAGAGAAACAAACAACAGAAATATGAAAATCATTGATTCAGAAAAGCTAGAAAAGTTCATCCGCAAGCATGCTGATGCAGACAAGGCAATCCAGAAATGGATACAAATATGTGAGGCTGCTGATTGGAAAAGCCACTCTGACTTGAAAAATGATTTTCTTTCTGCCGATTATGTAGGTAACAGCCGATATGTATTTAACATCAAAGGTAATAATTATCGGATTGTAGCTGTTGTTACGTTTTTCGCTGGCCGCATGGTTATCCGCTTTATCGGTACTCATCCGGAATATGACAAAATTGATGTAAAAACTATTTAATAAGGAGGGCGTATGATTATCAAAAACGATGCTCAGTATAGAGAACATAAAGAAGCGATGGAGGTAATTATCGCGAAAGGGACTAAGCTTGGCGATATGGAACTTTTATCACAGTCGGACAAAGACGAATTTATCCGTCTCACCGATGCGATCCATGAGTGGGAAGCTGCTTATCATCCACTGCCCGGTAAAGTCTCCTCACTGATAACAGACGAGATAAAAAAGCAGATGGTAGATAAAAAGATCAAACAAAAAGAAGCGGCTAAAATGCTCGGTATATCAGAGTCCAGGGTAAGCGAATTGTTAAACGGTAAACGTGCGCTTAACCTGAACATCGCAAAACGCTTACGTGATTGTTTCGGAATCCCAGCAGATTTTATCCTAGACAACATCTAATACAAAAGCCCGGCCAACTTCACAGTCCGCCGGGCTTTTTTGCCAAAATTCAAAATTCATCACTATGACAAAACTTCTCTACTCAATTCTAATATATACTATATCGATTTCATTTTCCTGACCTTTTTCTTTTGACCGGTATCAAAGTCTGTTACTTCAACCCATTCTCCCGACTCCGACTCACTCCCTGAACTTTCATCATCTGGGTATAACGCTTTGTTTCGCTCATTCACGAGATAGCCATGTTCACGGAGCATCGCAAGGATCAGCACAAGACTACTATCGAGTGTTTGATCATGCGTATAGCCAAACGCCTCACTACAAGAGACTAGGAGCATAAAGCTGCTTTGTGGGATTGGTTCTTCCAGGTCTCGTTGTTCTTTTGAAGGGCTATTAACTCCTCTTCGCTTAGCGGGCTCACAGCTTCCAGCGCTGTGATAGTACGAGAAAAAGGGTTGCAACCGATCCGGAACAGGATCGCATTAAGAAGGATATAGATATCCTCCCAGGTGCAATTATCCTTTAAAATCTCCCGGAACCAAGCCGGCATATTTCCTCTTTTGTTGTGAATGCCGAGGCAGACGATCTCAAAGATTATCTCATCGTACTTTGCCATCAGGTCGGCTATCTCATTGTTAAAGCCTATATCCTTATTGGCCGTCAGTATTTCCCGGTCTTGCTTATCAATATACAGTAAAAGCGGTTTTATCCGGAACCAGGAACGAACCGTAAGCGGAGTAATAACTATGCTATCCCCTAGTTTTTTCCCTTCCGGTAACAGATCTAACCGGGTGAACTCAAAGGGAATTTTAACCGGCTGATCCGTAACTACATTACTTTCTATCTGAAGTACTTGTTTTACACTCATATTTTTCCTTTAAAATATAAAAGCCCGAGGTTATCCCCGAGCTTTTCTTGATTTACGTTTGACTACAGCTTTAGTCATTCAGCCCTCAGAAGGAGGAACCGGAGCCGTAACTGGTTTTACTTCACGGCAGTAAGGCGCAGATCGAACACCAGCAGCAGAAACAGGGGTCATAATGGTAGCTTTCACCAGCAGTAAATCAGTCTCTTCTTTTCCTGGAGCTTGACTCAAACGACCAGCAATAGAAGCCTTGACGAATACATATTCTGTATACTTACCATTATACGGAGAACTCTGCAATTTAATCGTCTTTATAATTGTAGGTGTTGAAACAGGTGCTTCCCATTTATTTCCAGTTACCGTTCCGCCACAATGAGCTTTAAGCTCTTCTGCAGTAGGAGAAGGAATGGTATATTCGATACTTGAAGGATCCCCCTTCTTTGACACGACCGCCCACGGGTCTTCTCTCCCCATAGCCGTAAAGCTAATTTCTTTAGGTTCTGAAAAGTTGAAAGTCACAGTATCAATTTCGGGATACTGAATATACTCTGTCCCTGCTACACCATCACCTGGTTCTGCAACTCCTAGATAGTCAATATCTAATGCTAAACTTCTTTCCATTTTATTAATCAATTTCTGTAATTACTTCAAATCTTATATTCGTACAATCGAAGCCTTCTTTTGCTTCGCCAAGAGATGCAGACCAGACGATCCGGGATTTCCAATACATGCCGAAAGGAGGTTTGATGTTTCGTAGCGCAGACTTTATATTTCGTACCGTTCCTTTCATTAGTTGTCGATCAGGCATGCCTTTCGCTTGATTCTTCACAAATACGTTGACATTGACCAACCCCTTATTCACGACATCTGTTTCATTCAGCGGAAGCATCCGGACTGTGATATGGTTCTTTGTCTCACCATCAGCAGATCGATCCTTATACAGGATAAAGCCGGTACTGGCCGGTTCAACTGCATCATAAACAATATCAACTATATCAAACTGATCCGCCATATTAATATCCTTTTTCCGCTAATTTATCAAACAGGGTTTTACTTTGCTTCCGGATCCAGTCTTCAGTATGACTTGCAGCCAAAGATATCACGTCCTTATTTTCCATCGCTTCAACGATAACAGCATATTTCATACCTGCGACACCGATCAGGACAAAGCCTTTATTATAAAGCATGGCCAATTCACCGGTTAGGCGCTTAGCTCTCTGTTTACCGGTTACTTTATCTGTCCCTTCGTCTGACAATTCAAAATTTTCAGAGAGAACCTTACCATTTGCTACAATCACATAGCCTACGGAAGAGCGAAGATTACCTGTATGGTCATTATACTTACCCTTTTCGCGGGCTATCTTGACAAACTCCTCACCGGCTCGTTGCATTAATATATACATCTTCTCTTCTGCCCGATCAATATGATAATTGAACCAACGTTCGACTTCTTTATCAGACCATAGAGGTGTTAATCCGCCTTTCTTTGCCATTGTTATACGTAGATTACAGAATGAGACTGAAACGGCTCCCAGCAGATGATATCGACATCTAAACCGATACTATCGATCCGGATATGATTTGCATCCGACACTGGACGAGCCTTTGTCGAAAACTCTCCATGTACGATAAACTCTTTTCCATCGGCATTCAGTTTTACCTGTTGACCGCTGTTAGATG